CCGATAAAATAATTACATTATTTAACGCTTCCTCAAAAGTCATCTTGATTTCTTGTTTATCTGTGCAATCATATTCGATTATCTTCGACTTCCAAGCTGTAAAAGATGGATTTGGAGCTGGCAGGGCTTGAGGCGTTTCGTCAAAGTTAAGAAGACTTAAGATGTCGGTGTCGGTGGGGAAGGATAGAGTTTCTCCGGGAATACCTTGCTCGCCTTGCTCTCCTTTTACCCGCTGCCAGTGATAGTCGGCAGGGTTGTCGCTTTCTGTTTGAGTATCCTTGTTAAAGGCAAAGCCTATATATGTCTTGCCTTCAGGATCATCGCTCATACCTTCGCCTTGAGCGTTATCGGCATACTTTACCCATGTAAATTTAGGTTTCCCGTCTTTGCCGGGTTCTCCGGGTATGCCGTCCTTTCCACGCATATCAACCCATTTGTAATCAGCGGGGTTGTTGCTTTCTTCTTGTGTTAATTTATTTTCTGCAATCCCCATAAATCGCCTTGTATCATCGGGATAGTCTGACATATCGGTCCCGTTTGAGTCTTTTGCAAACTTAATCCAAGTGTAATGGGTCACGCCGTCTTTACCATTTATATTAGGCGGGATTGGCTTTGGTGTTGTTGGTTTTTTTTGCGTGATGTTGCTTTTATAATCGGGTATCTTTCCTGTGTCATAAATCGCTTCGGTGTAGTTTACCAACTCCAAACTAAAGCCTTTATCACTTCGCTTTATTTGGCTGATGATATAGGGGGTTGATATTTTGCCGAATTCGCCGTCTGCGTCTATTTCTCCGAATGAAAATAGGCAGCCTGTGTCGGGCTTAGCGTCTGCACTCGTTTTGATTTTTGTTAAGACCGTAAGTTCGTTAGTGCTTCCGTCTCCGACTACTTTTATTTTAACCGGCTTTACCCCTTTTTCAGTAAAACAATTAACAATAATTCCGTATGTTTCCGTAGCTTCAAGTGTCAAAAGCTCATTAGTGTAGATTTTCTTTAATAGTCCGCTTCTCCATTTTACCTCTTTAATTGTATAGCCTTTACCTATGCCTATTTTTAAGCTGTCATCCTGAATTAAAATCTTACTGTACGGCGTGTAAAATACGCCCTCGTTTCCGACTTCTATAATCGTGGTCTTTGGGCGGAGTGCTTCTATTGCCATAAGCCTCCTAGCATATTTTACGATGTGTTCAAAGGTGGTAATGCCTGTAATGTTTACATCTTTGATGATACTATCAGGGGTAAGCTCAAGAGGTTCACCGTTTACTTCACGCATAAGAAGATATGTATCTTCTTGGTATAAATCGTCCTTGCTATTTACATACTTTATTCTAAGGCCGTCGGTGCGTCTTCCAAATGTTTTTTTATTTTGGATGCTGATAATATTCTGCGGGTTATAAACGGCTAGGGCATTTTCTTGCGGCCTATCTATAGCGATTGCCCGCCTGCCGTATATGTCGGTATAAATACAGGCTCCTGTCGCTTCCATAATGTGATTGAGTGTATCGTCTTTTTTTGCATTCTGCGTAATCACCCAATCAAACTTAAAGCCCTTATCCTCGCAATAATTGTAAAACTCGCCGAAACTTTCTAGGTCTAATTCGCTGTCTTCGTATCGGCTTGCGGGGTGGCTGTCGCTTGTTTCGATTTCTAAAGCCCACGCTGCAGGGTTGCGGGTTTCTGTCCTTTCCTCGCTCCACTTCGCACCGTTCCAAGTGCGGGCTATTCCTTGAGTAATGACATTTATTTTTTTTAGCTTTTCTTCATTGATTTTTGAAGCCTTTAATTTTAAGCCTAGAATTGTGCAGAATGCCCGCTCTCTGTCCTCAATGACTTTACAAGGCGCTAATTCCCAATCTGTACTTTTGTTTGGATCAAAACAAACAGACTGATAAAAAAGACAATAGCAATCGTTTTTAATTCTGCTGTCTTTGTTGCCGTTACTTCTAACTCTTAGGTATATTGCCGTCTGATTATTTTCTTTTAGTGTTTTATAATCGGAAGCCGAAAACTCTTTATGTGCCGTGTATCTTAATTCCTTTGTCGAGATAACTCGTTTAAAAAGATTTGTTTGTGTTCCGTTGTTATTAAATGTAAAATCCACCCAAGAGGAGCCGCCGTCCAGTGAATATTGCGGCGTGATTGTTACTTGCGTTTCTATCTTGTCGCCGTCATTATTCATAGCGTATAAGCCGTAAGGAAAGGTTATAGCAACATCGACATCTTTGGCGTATGGGTTCAAGGTGTATGTCAAATATTCTTTTGTGCCTCCAGCAACATCGCTATCGTGCGGGATTTGGTCATTACAAGTCTTTGAGTCCACCTTGTAATTCAATGCCGGTATCTCGCTTAAAAGCTCGCCGTCTTGGGCTATCTCGATTTTTCCGCCCTCGGCAAAAATACCCGAGTCTAAATTATAGCCGCCCTCTTGCGGTGTGGCCTCCGTGAATGTTTTAATTATGATGTCATCTATAGCGATTTTTTTAAGAACCTGTTTATTAAAGCCGCATTCTAAAACGGTATAAATGCACTGGTCCACTCCGTCTGTTCCGGCTAACTCATAGAACGGCGAGCATAATAGGTAGGGTGTGAATAAATGCCGCCCGATGATATAAGGCTGATTATTCCCTGTAGCTAGGGTGTTACTTGCCCCACGCAAAAAAGGGCGGTTGTCAATGTCGGGCTTGTTTGATAGCTTCTTCATTTTTTCAAGCTCGGCCTTTGCCTTTTCCGCCGCTTCTCTTGCCTTATATGCAAGAACCCCGCCTACAATACCTGCACCAACAGCTACAACGGCTAGAACAACCGCAGTAACAACAAGAGCAACTGTCCCGCTCGGTGTCAGTCTGATTGTAACCTTGTCCTTTTCTTGCAGTATATAATTATAATTTTCAACTCTGCCGTTGATTACGATAATGGCGTTATCTAAATCAAAACAGGGTAGGGCTTCTTGTACGGTTAGCCCTGCCTGTAATTCCAGCGGTGTTTGTTTATTCGATAGTTCTTTATAAAGTGTCGCTTTCATTTATTACCTCGTAATATGCAATAGGTTTCATAACTGCTAGGGGCGATATTTTAACTCCCTTATCTATAGTTGCATGTAGCACCTTTCCTCGCTCGACTATATAGCCCACGTGTGTATTCCCGTGATAAATCGAGTAAATGAGTGCCCCGATTTTCGGTTCTTTTATCTGCCTGACATTAAGGCCTCCGCTTATATAGTCATTGACGCTTTCGGCGGGTAAGTCTACAATACCGCCGTATAAATCTTTCAAGGGCGTTCCTGCCCGCTTGCAGCACTCCATTACCACGCCGTAGCAATCGAAGCCGCTTTTGTCTCTTCCGAATTTCTTAAAAGGAACGTTTAATAAATCATCGTACTTCAATTGTTGCCCCTGTTGTTGTATGAATTAAAAATCAAGGCCGGAAAGGTCATCCCGCCCCTGTCGTCTTTGTTTAGCTTCATGTCCAGCTTCATACCGTCCCATGTCGCTTCTCCATATTTATGCTTGAATAATCCTATCGGTTCCACTTCCTCGCCGTTGAACACGCCTATAACTTCGACCTTAAAATAATAATTATCTTCGAGCATGTCGATGATTGCGTTATGCTCCACCAGCTCAACACTGAAGGAGCTATCCCCGTTTGTATTCGGGGCGTATGTGAAGCTGCTTGCGCTGTAGACTATTCCTTTATAAGACATATCCTGATTATCGTTAATCAAGAAAATATTAAGCGTGTTTTCGGGGTTCGATAACCGGACTAAAAACGGCAGGTTGTATCCGCCGCCCTCTGTTAGCTGTTTATATACATTCATATCCTTAAGCCTCCGTTAGTTCTAGGCTTACTTCTTTGTGTCGTAATCCCGTCCAGCCTGTAACCTTAACCTTATATTGCTTCGTTCCGCTCCCTGTAATGATGTCCGTTAAATTACAAGGAACGGTGCCGCTTTTAGCCGTTGTTTCATACCAATAAAGAAAATGTTGAAATTCTGTCTTGCCGTCCACCTTAGCCGTGCCGGTGTCTTTAAGCCATAGGTTTACCGTGTGCTTTTTTTTCGGCAGGCTGTTTTTTAGATACTCAATCTCCCGCCCGCTTTTAAACTCAACCTTTTCGGTGTTGTCTTTATAATCTCCGTCTTGCCCGTAAAAGTCCGTATTTACATGCGTGCTCCATTCTATAGCCATTTTCTTCTCTCCCTTATATTCCGTAATAATCGCCTGACATTCCTTGTTGTGCTAGGTTTAAAGAGTCATTGTACCGTCCGTTTTTTAAACTCTCGTTTACTCTGGCGTCTATCATTATTTCGATTTTATCCCGTGTCAATCGAGGCTGTGCCGTTGCAATGTTTGAAGCGCTATTGTTTATTACTATGTTCGGAGCTGCTCCCTTTCCGCCGCTTCCGCCGTTTATAAAATCCCATAAGCCTTTCTGCTGGCTCATGTTCATTACCATTTCACGGCTGTTAAGATTTGCCGCTATGTTATCCCCGCTGTAAGACGAGCCGCCCACAATTCCGCCCGTGCTAAAGCTAGGGGGTATAGGTTTACTTGCCATAAGGCTTGCAATTTGAACAGCGCCCGCTGCTGCAACAATCGGGGCTTCAATAAGGCCTAGCGGTATGCCTTTGGATATAGCTTGAGAGATACCTACGGCCATATTTGTCATCGCTTGCAATAAAGACACGCTCCATTGCCACATCTGAATTTTGTACTGCTCCTTAGCGGCCTTTCGTTTGCTTTCTGTCAGCTTTTTGTTGTATTCTTCCTCGCTCATCTCGCCTTTTAGATACTTCATTTCTAGCTGCGCTTGCTCGGCTGTTGCTTGGTTCTTCGATGTCTCAAGCATAAGATTAGCGGCTTGGTTCATTATGCTTACGCTTCGATCTACATAGCCTTGTATCAAGGCTAAAAGCTCGGCCGTTTGTGCCGCCTTATCCTGTAGATAGGCTTCGTCAAGTTGTTTCATTCGCTCATACTTTTCTTCCTCGCTTAAGACCTCGCTATCGGCAAGGGCTTGCTTCATCTTCAAAAGGTCGGCTTGCTTGTTTACGTGCTTATCCCACCATGATTGCTCTTTCCCTGCGATTGCGTCTACCTTTTCATTGATGATAGCTTTTTCTGCCTCTGCAAGTCCTTTTAATAATTCTTCACGGCTTAGGATGTTTTCCTCGCCCTTTTGTGCCTGTTTGATTTCTGCGTCGGTTGCTTCTTTGATTTTGCGCTTCATTTCGTCTAAGGCTTTAAGCTCTTTTTGCAAATGCTCCGCAGGTGTCATATCTTTCTTAATGCCGTTTATTGACTTGATTGCTTCTTGCGTTAATAGGATAGCGGCGGCTAGTTTTTCTTCTGCGGTTGCCGCCTCTTTTGCCGCTTTCTCGGCTTCTTTTAATTGCTTCAGCCGTTTTTGCTCAATAGGGTAACCTTCTTTGATTAGCCCGTTAGTTTTGGTTAGTAAGTCGATATATGAATTAAGATAGACATTGTAGCGGTCTTGCGCACTTACCGCCTGCCCCTTAGCCTTTGCTTCTACCTCCAAAGCGTATAGCGATTCTTCCAGTTTCTTATTGCTGTCTTCGGCTGCTTTGTCGGCGACTTTTGCTGTTTCGGCTGCTTTGGCTTCGGCGGTTGCTTTTGCCTGTGCTGCTTCGGCTTCTTTTTTTGCCCATTTTGCAGCACGCTCTCTTTGTTTTAATTCTTCCGTAATTTCAAACAATGCCGCTTTTTCTTCGGCTGTTAGAGCCTCTCGCCATTCTAGTTCTTCTTTAAGCCATTTTAAATATTCATCTTTTTGAAAACTTACTCCCCGCTTTTCTTCTCCGGTTGTTTTATTGGTATATGTTGCGTTAATAAGTTTTACACCTTCATCAACGCTTTTTTTAATTCCGCCCCACTTGCGGGCTTGCGTTTCTAAAAAGCTATCAAACTTACTTACTTGGGCTCCCATAAACTCCCAGAAGTCTTTTGCTTTTTGGTTCAATGCTTCAAACATTGGATTAGCTATCTTCCCGACAGACTCCATAAAATCGCCGAATGCATTTTTAGCCTGCGTGCCGCTATCTGCCGCTTCTTTTGCAAAGCCTTTGTACTTACCGGCTATCAGGTCTATAGCATCGCCGTTTTTTAACTGTTCATCGGTTAGGTCTTTAATTTCGGCAATCTGCCGCCCCATAGTTCCGGCCATTCCGCTGTAGGTAGAATTAAGCGTTTCGGCTGCCGTTTTAAGGTCGATGTGTTTGGCCGCTGCGTAATCCGCCGCCGCTCCCATTATCTTCATTATCTCGGCTTCCGTGCGGCCTGTGCTTGCGAGCTGTGCCATAATGTCAATGGTACCTTCGTCGCCGTAATTGCTTATCTCTTGCAGACCGCTTGCGAATTCCTTTAACCTCTGGACGCTTTCTTTTTGTAAGTAAGGGTTATTCTCAGCGGCCTTTTGTAGAGCCTTCTCCGCTTTCTCCTGAACCTTGAACGCCTCGTTTGCGGCCTTTAGTCCTTCGATGAATTTCTTAACTGCCATTACCGCAACCGTAAGCCCCGCAGCAACCGGCCCCGCTGAACTTGCTAAGCTTCCCATTTTGGATGTGAAGCTGCTGGCAGCCCCGCCTGTTTCATTAAATGCGGTTTTAAGGGCATTAGTTGCCTTTGTGCCTTTGCCCATATCCTTTGCGGCATTGTTTACTTTGGATTTAACCCGCTTTAAGCCTTTGTCTAGTTCTGAGTCGTCTATTTTTGTCTTAAAATTTAATTCGCCGTCGTTTGCCATATTGCCTCGTTATAAAAGTTTTAATTTCATTTTTAAAATAAAAAATACAGTGCTCCCTAAAATCAAAAGGCCTAAAATACAAGACACAATTACAAGAGCTAGTTTTAATCTGTACCCTTGCTTTTTTAACTTCTCAATCTGTATTGTTTTTAATTCCAGCTCCATATTTACCCCGTTTTCGTACTCTGCGTAAGATTGCCTTAAATTCTTCAA